GATTGGAAAGATGACAAACTTTTTCTTCGGGACGTGGCTGAGATGCTCGATAACGTCCTTCAGTATTTCATTGATAATGCTCCTAGTAGCATTGAAAGAGCAAGATATAGTGCTAGCCGTGAGCGCAGTATCGGTATTGGCGCTTTGGGTTTTCACGCATATCTTCAGAAAAACGGAATAGCATTTGAAGGTGTAATGGCAAAAGTTGAAAACAACCGAATCTTCAAAAATATAAGGAGCAAATTGGATGCCGCAAACAAAGAATTGGGACAACAACGTGGGGAAGCTCCTGATGCTGTGGGTACTGGGAACCGCTTTTCTCATCTTATGGCCATTGCTCCTAATGCAAGTTCTTCCATTATTATGGGTAATACTAGCCCTAGCATTGAACCTTATAGGGCAAATGCTTACCGTCAAGATACTCTATCAGGTTCTTTCTTAAACAAGAATCGTTGGTTGGATAAACTCATTCAAGATAAATTATCAAATGAAAGTGGTATAATTTCACAAAATGAATATAATGATATTTGGTCATCAATCATTGCTAATGATGGTTCGGTACAACATTTAGACATTTTAGATGAGAACCAAAAGGCAGTATTCAAAACATCTATGGAGATTGACCAACGTTGGGTGATTGAATTGGCCGGTGATAGACAACAACATATTGACCAAGCACAATCATTAAATGTGTTCTTCAGACCAGATGCTAACATTAAATACATTCATGCTATTCATTTCATGGCATGGAAAAAAGGATTGAAAACTTTATACTATTGCCGTTCAGAGAAGATTGGTAAGGCAGATAAAGTGTCCAAGAAAATTGAAAGACAAGTTATTAAAGAGTTAGACATGGAACAAATTGCTCAAGGTAACGATTGTATAGCTTGTGAGGGTTGAATGCCATTATTAGTAAAAACAAAAGTTAGGCCAAGTGCCATTGAAGGCCTTGGTCTGTATGCTGATGAAGATATTTCATCTGGTACGATAGTATGGAAACATGATTTCATCATTGATGGATGGATTAGTGAAAATGATTGGCTTAATTATCCAGAATCACTAAAAGAACATATAAAACATTTTTGTTGTTATGATTCTAAGATGTGTGGATGGATCAGAGCAAGTGATAATGCAAATTGGATGAATCATTCTGATGAACCCAATTTAGATGTGCCTGATTATTATATTCACGTTGCAAACCGTGATATAAAAAAGGGAGAAGAATTAACTTTGAATTATAATGAGATAGGAGATGATGATGTCTTTTTTGATAGCGAATTTACCCCCAATTAAATGCTTTGTACGAAAGGAGTTTTTATACGACTTTGAAAAAGGATTTGGAGAATTAGTACCATGTCAATGGGTAAGTTTGAAATCAATCAAAGGCCAAGCGTTTAGGATTGAATCATATCTACCTGAATATGGAGCACTTTATGACAAGATACCATTACATGGTTATTGTTGGAAAGAAATTGAAGATGAGTTGCCTTTAGATTATTTGCAAATTTGGAATTGTATGTCTTATGACATTACCATTCTAAAGAAAGCAATCATTGAAAATTTGTCTTGTTCTTTTTTGGCTAAAGATAAAAAAATGGTCAAAGGACAATATATGTTTACAGTAGATTCAGCAAGTCCTGATTATAATATGTTAGATGTAAGTTATGCGGAAGATCCTGAAGACCACAAATCATTCAATTTTATTAAATGTGATAATGGACAGTTTGCTGCTCAGCCAAACAATAGAACTGTGTTCTTTGAGCCAAGTAGTAATCCTGCACAATTAAAACATCCTGATTTTAGAGTTGCAACTCAAGTGTATTCAGTTGAAACGAATGCTAAATGGTCATTGGGAGATACGAATACTGTAATGTATGAGAAAGTGTAAAAATGATAGCAGAATTATTGATAGCAGGATTTTTTACAGCAATAGGATGGTGGGGTGCTAACTATTATGTAATTGAACCTTATTTTCCACCTAGTGTAAAACAAACAGAGACAAAAAAAGATGATTAAAAAAGCAGATTCAAGGATTACAGATGAACGAACATACTTCAAACCATTCAATTATGCGTGGGCATATGATGCATGGCTTAAACACGAACAGTCTCATTGGCTTCACACAGAAGTACCTATGCTCGAGGATACTAAAGATTGGAAAAAGAAACTTACAGCAGAAGAGAAACAATTCCTTACACACATCTTTAGATTCTTTACTCAAGGAGACATTGATGTTGCCGGTGGGTACGTTAGGAATTATCTACCCTATTTTCCACAACCAGAGATAAGAATGATGCTCATGGGCTTTGCTGCTCGTGAGGCCTTACATATCGCTGCCTATTCTCATTTGATTGAAACTCTTGGTTTACCTGAAACAACTTACAACGATTTCATGGAATACAAAGAGATGGTTGAGAAGCATGACTATGTGCTTGACATTTCTAAGCAGAATACAACTAAAGAGAATACTGCAACCCACATCGCCGTGTTCAGTGCATTTACTGAAGGGATGCAGCTGTTCTCCTCTTTCATTATGTTATTGAATTTCCCAAGACATGGCAAGATGAAAGGCATGGGTCAAATCGTTACTTGGTCTATTGTTGATGAAACACAACATGCTGAGAACATGATTAAATTGTTTAGAACATACATTGAAGAAAACAAAGAGATTTGGAATGATGAGTTAAAAGGACGTATCTACACAATTGCAGAAAAGATGGTTGAGTTGGAAGATAAGTTCATTGATTTGGCTTTCCAAATGGGACCAATGGAAGATTTGTCACCAGAAGATGTGAAGAAGTATATTCGTTACATTGCTGATAGACGATTGATTTCTCTTGGACTAAAAGGCGTATTCAAAATTAAACGTAATCCATTACCATGGGTTGAAGAAATGATTAATGCACCTACTCATACTAATTTCTTTGAAAACCGTGCAACCGATTATGCTAAAGGTGCTCTATCAGGCGATTGGTCTGATGTTTGGGCTTAACATAAGGATCAAATGACTCCAATTATATACACATTGGTGATGACACACATCACCATTCTTTGTGTTACTATTTTCTTACATAGAAGCCAAACACATAGAGCAATCACAATACATCCAGTATTATACCATCCAATGAGATTTTGGCTATGGCTAACTACAGGAATGATTACAAAAGAATGGGTCGCTGTTCATCGTATGCATCATGTATATGTGGATACTAAAGAAGATCCACACAGTCCTAATATACATGGTATATGGAATATACTATTTGGTGGTGTATTGTATTATCTATCTGCTAAATCAGATAAAAAGAATATTGAATATTTTGGTGTTGGTACAATAGATGATTGGATAGAAAAAAATGTTTATACAAAATATAATCTATTAGGCATACTAATAATGCTTTTAATAGATTTAGAATTATTTGGTTTGTTAGGTTTATTAATTTGGGGTATACAGATGATTTGGATTCCATTTTGGGCTGCAGGTGTAATCAATGGCATCGGTCATTATTGGGGATATCGCAATACAGATACTAGCGATACATCAAGAAATATTTTTCCAATTGCAATATTAATTGGAGGAGAAGAACTACATAATAATCACCATCATAGACCAGCATTAGCTAAGTTGTCAGAAAAATGGTTTGAATTTGATATTGGTTGGTTTTGGATAAAAGCTTTTAGCTTCATTAAATTAATAAAAATAAAAGAGAATAAAAATGACAAATAAAGTTATATCAGGAGAGTGTCTTAACTGCGAATCAACTTATTCTGTTGAGTATGTTGAACAATTAGTATCTACGGAGCTACCAGAACATTGTCCGTTCTGTGGCGAAGTCATCGAGGAATTATCCGAAGAATATATAGAGGATGATGACCTTGATGAGAATGATGAATGGTAAACTGGCAATACAAAGATAAAGATTTTACAGAAGAACAAATTGAAGATAGTTATGGATTTGTTTATGTTATAACTAACTTAGAGACTAACCGGAAATACATTGGTAAAAAGCTATTTTGGTTCTCTAAGACCAAACAAGTTAAAGGAAAGAAGAAACGAATAAAAGTTCCTTCAGACTGGCAAACTTATTATGGAAGTAGTGACAAATTACAAAAA